CCGATACTGGAAGCGAAATCGGCGTCGTAGGTAACCTGGCCACCGGCATTCGCCCATTGCGACCAGGCTGTGATCTGCTTCAAAATCCCGTTGAAATCCTGCCCGAAGGGCGGCACGCCGCCGAAGCCTACCGGAAGGAAACAGAGAGGCGGGAAGCCGGTTTGAAGCGATGCGGCGCCGTTGGTGATGCCGATCTGCGAATCGACTGGGATATCGCGAATATAGCCGGAGGTGGCCGAAGCTCCCCAGATCAAGGGGAACTTAGCCGGAAGGTCTGAGAGCTTCATGGTGTGTCCTAGATTATGACCACAGATGCTGCGACGCCCGTCGGTTTCGGCAGAACGCCGGAGTTCTGGACGATCGCGAGTTCGACAGGCGAGAGCTGGAATTCGAAGGTGTACGTCATCGTCATGGTTTCAATGGCCGAACCCGAGTAGAACGATGCCTGATTGAATCCGACCGTGTTCAATGCTTCTTCGAAGCCGAACCATGTTCCCGGCGAGCCACCTTCGGTGACATAGCAGTTGCCGCGATGCGGAAAGAGGCTAAGCAGGATCTGGTTGATCGCCGGTATCGACCCGTTGGTGATGTTGGCGGCCGCTTTGGCCAGGATCAGCTGGCGATAGGATTGATCCGAAAGAGCATAATTGCTTGTAGTCGGCGCTCCAGAATAGAAGGCGCTTTGGCCGAATGGCTGCGCTCCCGGCGTAGCCTCATCGAACCCCAACCAGTCGCCAGAATTAACATGCAGGACGCGATTGACGCCGACGATGCGCCCCCAGACATCGAGGCCGTAACCTTGCGCTTGGTCGAGATACATCACGAAGTCGAAGAACTTCGCGATGTTGGCGGTCTGGTCGAGATAGGCGAAGACGTCCTCGATGATAGCCGTGAGGCGCGGCGAGTTGGCGTACTGGCTCAGTAATGTTGAAAAAATATCGAAAGGAGGCACGTCCCCTATGGGACTAACTCCTATCTGGAACTGTCCCAATCCATTGGGCACTCCCTGAGGAGGCCTCGGGTACGGAGGTCCGCTCATCGTTCTCTTTTTTCAAGATTTCGAGGAATTCATCAAAGCTTCGCGTTTGCTTACGACGATTGCACGTCGGACACAGAAGCTGCACATTTCCATCTTCATGGATGCCACCCTTCGCCAATGCCACGACATGGTCCAAGTGATATCCAGATTTCTCTAGATCAGCCTCGCAAGCGCGGCAAAGGCCTGCTTGAGAAGCAAAAAGTTTCTTTATTATTCCTTTGGAGAGCTTACCGCCTTGGAGTTTCCGCCCTCTGCGATTGATCTGGAATTCACGAACAGTTTCAGGGTTCTTCTTGCGCCACTCCGCAGCGGCAGCTTTTCGCTTTTCGATGTTGCGAAGATAAGATTGACGCCTGCTTTCTCGTTCACGTTCTGGGTTCGCGGCTCTCCATTCAGCTGCCCTTTTCCGTTCACCTTCTCTATTTTCAGATGCTCTCTTGAGGGCCCGGACACGATGAGCCTCCTTTGCATGAGGACGCTGCCGGCAACGCTTCACCGATTCTCGGTGTTTTTCACTGTTTCCCGGTTTTTCGCGCCAACGAGAGGCTGCTTTAGCTGCTCGCTGCCGGATTTCATCATCAGCATACGGTTCTCTAAGGTTCGAAATTCGAAGGTCGGATATGTCCTCCGAAACAAACCGAAGCCCGTCGATTGGCCAAACACCGAATTGCAACAGCCACACAAGAGAAGCCGCGTGAAGATGTTTGCTGAAAAAGCTAACCATCCTGTAGCCATCTGGGCTCGCAAACCCAGCGGCCTGTCCAGCATTTCTAGTGTTCCACTTCTTGCAATTCGTTGCCGCCGAAAACCGTTTACCGTCTTTAAACATGTCAGGCGTTCGCGCCTTCCATGTAAGAATGCCAGTTTCCGGATTATAGTCGAGAAGTTGCCGCGCATAGTCGGCAGTGATATCGATGCGCTTAGCCATCGGCCCGCTCCAATCGGGTTTGTGGTCAGAAGCCGCTTTTTCCTGCCAGGGAATTGGCGGCTTCGCTGTTATATCAGGTAGTTAGCTCAAGGTCACCACAATATCGTTTGCGGAAATGGTCGGGACTTGGTTGATCAGCACATCGATGTCGAAGCGATCGGCAACGGCGGCCTGGATGGCTTCGCTCGCCACATCCTTGTTGACGGAAACCGTATAGGTTCCCACGCCCCCAGTGCCGGTACCGAGCGCCGTAATGGTGGTCCCGACCGTCAGACCGCCAGTCGTGTCGGATAGCGTTTGGCCAACCGCCAGGGTTCCAGAGGCGACTGCGGAGACGGTCAATATGTCGCCGGAAATCGAGCCGGTGAAGGACGCCGCCGGATTGTTCGCCGATCCGATCTCGATCGAAATGATCTGCACCCACGATCCCAGAGCGGCCACAGGGGCGTAGAACCGGCTCGCGTAGAGAGTTGTCCCTATCTTCACCCGAGGGCCGCCATCGCCGCCCGCAAAGGCATTTATGATGGCGTCCTGGATCTGCGTCGTCGCATCGGCCGGCACGAGCTGGCTGTTCTGGATATTGACCGCGAACAGGATTGGCAGCGGATCAGGGATTTCGAATGAAACGCGATAGGCCGGATACGGAGGAACGTACCCGGCGCTTTCGTCATAGACGGTGACAGTCGTATTGCCGTTGTAAGCGCAGCCCGGCGCTTTTCTCGTCCAGATCGCCTTGGCAATGGCGTCCGTATCGCCACCGACCACCGCGACATAGATCGAGTTCGGATAGAGCGTCACCCCTCCAATGGTCTGGGCCTCGTTGCTGTCGTTTTCCGTCACGAAAGCATCGATCACATTCGGAACGGCAAGGACAGCTCCGAGGATAGAGGGCAAAGAGCCTTGAGAATTGAGCGCCACCGAAGCGGCGCGCCTTGCCTCGAAGGCTGATCTGGTCTCGACGTCGTTGCCGATGACGCCATCGGCCGGATTGGTAATCGAATCCCACCCCGGAATGGCGCGGTAGATCTGGCTCAGCGTTCCAGCCGGACACGGGATCGGCCCGACGACGGTGCACTCGAAAGGTAGCGTGATTGAGCCTGATGCCGGAATCGTCCCCTGCTCCGTGCACATATACTGGTTGCCGTCGGTCGCCACCGCAAGAGCGCCAATCGGAATCACAACCCCTTCGAGACCGGTGCAGACACATTGAACGACGGTAGGCTGAGCCGGATTGCGCTCCAGGAAATAGATGCGCGCCAGAGCGTCCTGATAGCGGCCGAAGGCATAGGCGGGATCGAACATCTGTGTCATGAACTGGAAGTTCTGGTCCACCATGGCGACGAGCGCAGCAATGCTTGAGGCCAACTGACCTTGAGGCGTGTTCAGTGCCTCGTTCAGATTGCCGCCGAACGCCGCCTGCAAATCCGCAAAGACGCCCGCCAGAATATCGGCGCTAGACGGGCTTTGAAACCCGTTCGGGCCGAAAGTCGGTCCCGGCACATTGGTGTCCGTCATGAAATCAGAACCCTGCAGCCGTCACGCTGCCCGACGAGTCGGTGATCTGGACCTGACCGTTCACGATCCTGTCCTGCCAATTCGTGATGAAGGTCTTCGCCGCAGCGACGCCCGGAACCTGCATGGCGGCCTGATTGAAATAGGCCTTCATCAGGGACACCGGCGGTGCGTAGCCAAGGATTTGCGAGAAATACGGAATGCCGAGCGTGGTATCGAAATAGACCTCGCCTGCGAATGTCCGGATTGCACTCGCCGCATCCTGCGCCATGGAAAGAGGTTCCGGCGCCACGGCGATGTTGCCGGAAGCATCAATGGACAGGTCCCAATTTTCATCATCGAGCAAGAGCGTCTGCATGATCAGGTACCCAGTACTGGAGCGTCGGTATTCGCCCCACCGCGCGTGATGCCGCTATGGACGTGATTGAGAAGGCTGATATTTTCTCCACCGAATCCGGCAATGACATCGCCGGTCACGCGCAGCTCGGCCGTCGTGATCGTCACCGATCCGGAGGCGAACTCGACCTTGTTGCCGTTCTTGTCGAACATCACCATTCCGGTTTCCGTGAACTGGACGGCCTGATCCGGATTGGCCGGATTGAGCATCGCGCCGATGTAGACGCCATCAGCGAGGTTGTGGCGCCTAAACGATCCCGGATTGGATTGCGCGCCGTTGTTCGCCTTGATAGCGGAGAGATCGCGATCGGCAACGACCATCTTGCCGACATCGCCCACCTTCGGATCGTTGATGACTGCGTTGCCGCCGCCCTGGTTTCGAGTAACGGGGATTCCGAAGATGATTCCATGCGGCGTCTGATTGCCCTGCCCGTCGGTCTGGT